AAATTTGATTTTGTCCATAGTTGCTTCTCCGTAAATTCTCGATCGGCTGAAGGTTGATTTGTGTGACCCACCAATTGGGTTGCTTACTGTGGCGATACCGTGGACGCTTAGCCATTGCAATGGGAATCCAACCAGCAATGAAGAAATGTGGACTTTCGCCTGTAACCAGGATTGCCACGTCGTCGGTTCGATCGTATTCGTGAATTATCAGCTGCCCCGCAACGTACTTTGTCCAGCGCACTTCGAAGTGACTGCCCACGTCCGCACGGCGTTTGCCTTTGTCCTCAAATGGTTGAAAATCTAAATTGAGGTATTTGGCGACAACCCATTCAGCACCAATTGAATGTGCGTCCTGGGCTATCTGATCATGAAATGATTTGTCGGGCGTGTAACTGCCTTCTTTCCATTCGTGATAGTCCTTGTTATTTTTCGCCAATGCAATTGCGGCTTCATGGCAAATGAATTCTTCTTGCCGTGTAAGTGCCATTTTCACTATCGGCAACCCTTGCAAAACCAAATGACCTTTTCGCCACCGTATTGCTTTTGGTAACCAAATGGGTCAAGACGCATGAGAATTGAACATTTGTCGCATTGCTCGATTTTGTATTCGTCAACCACTTCACCGTTCAATAGTAGTTTGGCGGTCATGCTTTGTGGATAGATAATTTCTGAATAGTCAGCCACGATCAAACCTGTGGCTTCCACTTGCCGTCACTGGCAAGAACGTACCAATTTGGCGCGCACTGCGTTGCCTTTGTGCGTTCGGTACAGAAATACCCGCCCCAATTCTTTGGTGCGCCTTCGTGCGCTTGCTTCCAAATGCGGTGACCGTGCGAACATTGCGGTGCTTCTTCGACCAGTTGACCACCCAATTGCTTGGCAATTTCGTCCATTGATGAACCCAATGACGGAATGCCTGATTGTTCGGCTTCAGCTGCGGTTTTGTACGACGGAATTTCGCCGTGCTTTGTGTTCCAATAATCAATGTCCGTATTTGCAATTTTTGCGGGTGTCTTTTCGACCTGTTCCATAATCTCGCGGGTGCTGCGTTCAGCCCCACCCATGACCAGTTGCTGCACCCTCATAATTGCTGAGGTGACTGTGTCCTCGACGAACCAACGTTTCATGTTTTGTTGATACGCGCCCTGGTATCCATAAGCAAAATCAACGCCGTCAGGCAATACCGAATCAATGCCTTTGAACGCACGGGCTTCAACCAGGACATAACCCTTTTCCGCGCTGAATTCAACAATGCGTGTTTCAATGCGACCTTGCGGGTAAGTCTTCAGCCAACGTTCCAAACGCTCACGGCTGGCTTCGTAGTTATCCAAGAACCCCATTATTTCACCGCCTTGTTTGCAATGTGACGAACCATTGCCTTACGACGGGCTAAGCCCTCGCGCTTGCCTTCTTTGAACCCTTTGGCGTAACCGACTGCGCCGCCCATAATCATGAGGACGATAACCCCCACCAAACGACCCAATGTTGCTGGGTCTAATAAATCAAGTACCATTTTGAATTCTCCCGATTCTAGGCGGTAGGACTACCACCTGAACTCAGGGTGACGCATGAATGGCGCGCGGTCAAGAACCTTGCGTGTTTGTCGGCGTGTCGATCGGCTTTGGCTTTGATTTTAGTCCATTGCCAGCAAGCACACCGCCCAGCGAACCAGTCAAGAAAATCGCCAGGGTTTTCAATAAGTCAATAAATGCCGCGTCATTAGGTGCTTGCGCCCCAATTGGCTGGGTCACAAAAATAAGCGCGTAAGTGATACCAATTGTGACGATCAAAAACACCATTGCAAGCGTCGTGCCGATTATCAAAATCAGCTGCGCGTGGATTTCTTCGGGAGATTTACGGCGTGCTGGTTTGTTGTATGACTTCTCCAATGATGTCGTCAGTGCATGTTCCAGTAGGGACGCACTGCGGTTTTTGACATTCCGCTTTTGTCCAGTTGTCGAATTCTTGGCATTCATAGCGCACCCACCCTTGATACCCGCAAGCGGACTGGGTTAGTGCAAGTGCCCAAACCAACCCAGCCGCTGCGAATCGTCGGCTCACTTCCCCGTAGAACCGAAGGCTTTATCGTTTGGATTAAGCCAGCGCAAAATCACTGGCGCAACGGCTGCAACCCCACCCATTGCAAGGGTCTTTGGGTCTGTTACGCCTGCAAGGTATAACGCAAGTGCTGCTGCCATGAATGAACGCGCCCATGACGCGATCAAGGCTTTGGTTTTGTCCATTTGGTTTTCTCCTTCTTTGGCTTCGCTGCCATTGTTGGTATTTCGATTTTTGGAAATTCGCCTTTGTATGGCACAAACTTTGGAATGCCGAAACCGACGATCTCTTTACCTTCACCGTATGAGCGAACCTTCACCATTACCATGCCGCCATTGCGCTGGTCGCCTGTCCCGCTGGTGTTGCCTTCGATCGTCAAACATGTTTTGGTGTCAATAAGTCCCACAACAATTCCAATGTGAGAAATGCGGTCAACGCCGTCATGCGGGAAGTCCATGAATGCCAAATAGCCTAGTTGTGGCATACCTGACCAGCGTTGCATTTCTTTGAATCGGTGTGCGCCTTGCGCAGTTGAAACCACTGAATGAATCTTGACACCTGCCTGGGCTGCGCACCAATTGACAAATGAACCGCACCACGGCAAACCGTCTGCCTTTGTAAATTTGCCGTACTTTGTAAGGTTGTTTCCTTCTTCGATTGTGCCGACTTCAGCTGCGGCGACTTCGATTAAGCGTGCATTTGTACCGTCAGGATACTGGGACATTATGTTCCTCATTTCCACAAATCCAATTTGCAGTTTCGTTGTCTAAAGTTGCTTCCTCATGGCATTTTGGTGGAACAAATGCGTCAATGTCGGCATTGTATAAATAACCAATTCCAGCAAAACGTTTTCTGATTGTTCCGTTATAGGAAGTTTTAACCCAATTTCCACCTAGTGACTGCATAAATGCTTCGCCTTCATCGCCTTCGTTGTTGTCGCCAACTAAAACGCGAATAACAATGTTATTTTCGTCTATCTCTGCCCAGTGGCTCACGCTGAATACCTCACAATTACAATTCCAGAACCGCCAGAACCACCTACGCCTTGACCTTGCCCGCCGCCGCCGCCGCCAGTGTTAGCCGTTCCATTACCACCAGTCGATCCACCACCGCCGTAGCCCGCAGTACCATCGATGTCTGCTGGACGTTTGCCACCGACTCCGCCGCCAGCGTAATAAACCGTACCACTTACGTTTTGTCCTGTTGATGTTGCTAGTCCCCAAGATGAATAAGCTGAAGAGCCGTTTCCACCGTTTCCACCAATTCTCTGTGAACCATTCCAGCCACCATTACCACCGACCGCGCCAGCACCACCGCCGCCACCGCCGCCGCCGTTTCCTGAACCGCCAGCACTGGAAGCATTACCGCCCGCGTTTCCTTGACCGCTTGTTCCAGCTGCGCCACCGTCGCTACCACCGCCACCGCCACCGCCAGAACCACCTGTATTCGCGCTCGTATAATTAAAACCACCATAACCGCCGCCAGTGGCAGATGAAAGCGAACCAAATGTTGAATTGTTGCCATTTGTTGCGGGATCGCCACCGTTACCACCAGCACCAATTGTTATTGTTTGATTGCTGGAAATTGTTTGGCTTGTAAAAGCGCGCAAACCGCCAGCACCACCGCCGCCGCCGTTTGAGTTAAAGTAACCACCACCGCCGCCGCCTGCAATAACTAAAATGTCGGCAGTAATTGATCCACCACTAACACCCAATGTTCCGCTCGAAGTAAAAACGCGATAATTGTATCCGCCCGAAGTGTAAAGCGTTCCGCCTGTCACTTCTAATGGCTTAATTGATGAAGCAAGAATGCCTGGAATAATCACGCAATGTCCCCAACAATTGTGAATGTGTTTGAACCAGTGCAGACGATTGAACATGCAGAATACTGCGCACGCAATTTTGGCGCAGACGCGGTTGCAGCGGTTGAAGTAATTGTCACACCTGCGCCCTGTGAAAATGTAACCTGACCAGCACCTATTTGCTGAACATTGATCACGTTACCAGTTGCAAAAACTGACGGTGGAACGGTTATTGTAATTGCGGACGCATTTGAAGCCGTAACCCATTTATTTGCTGCGTCAGCTGCAACCAGGGTGTAACTCGTTCCAGTTTGTGCATTGAATGCAAGTGTCGAATCGTCTTGCTCAACCCAGGTAAAATCCATGTCTGTATTCGAAGCCTTAGATAAAACCTGACCCGTTGTGCCGCCTTTAAGATCAGCCAACGAAGTGTCAACGGCTTGACCAAAAACCTCAAAATCTGCTGGAAGGTCTGTGACCAAGTCACTCGACGTCGGCATTTGCCAGCCGAATGCACTCGTAGGGTTGCTCATAGGTTTTCTCCTTTTCTACGCCACTATTGTGGCATTTGCCCAGTCTAAAGTCGGCGACACGCTTGACCACGTTTCAGTGATCGGCACGTCGTTCCAACGCATTGCCTGCAATGAATAAGCCAGCGGCGATAACAATAATGTCACTGAAAGTCGGTTGTACGCCGCCTGGAATGACCAGCCTTCAACGAAACCCTGAAATGTGCCCGACGACATGTTCAACGGTAAATTGTTTAGCGAAATTGCTTCACCCATAAAAACGTTGATCAACGCGTCGCGGTCAGTATTGTCAATTTCAGGATTTGTCAGGTCGAATGAAATTTCACTGAAAATGGGTTGTGGCTGGGAACGAAGCGACAAATAGAAATTTGCCTGGGCGAGCGCGTCGGCTGACTTTTCCAATGTGGTCGTGATGATCTGTGCAAGCGTGCCGTAGAGCGCGATTGAATTTGCGTTGCTGGCTGATTGTTCCGCGCTGCTCGTTGAACCGTATTTGATTGTCAACGAATTTCGAACGTCACCCACACGGGTTTGAATGCGCAAACCAGCTGCGCGGGCATGATTGGCGTCAAGGTCAACATAGCCATTTGCAGCCAGGTAATTGGTGCGGTGGGTCGAATCAGCATAGCCAATGCGCCCTTGCGCGTCTTCATAAATGTAGCCAAGCCCTGAAGTTGCCAATGCTGAAACTAAAGAATAAACGTCGGTTCGCTCAGATGATCGGCTTGCCAATTCATAATTGCCAGGGCGGTCAATGTCACCCAAACCGTTGTTTTCAGCCGTTGCCCATGTTGTTGTCGCTGGCGTATAAGTTGCCCACGTAACGGAAGGTGCAACCTGCGCCCAGGTGTTAAACAAAACGTCGCTCAAAATGTCATAAATCTGATCGCCGTCAAATTCTTTGGAAAGTACGCCGTCAGTCAACGCCTTTGGCAAACGTGCCAATGCGCCTAACGCGGTGATTGAATAAGTCTGCGTGAACATGGTCGAACCCACGTCGCGAACTTCAAGCCCAATGTCAACAACATTGCCACCGAAGATTGAAACAAATGTGTTTGATGTGTCTTTGACCTGAATTGAAATTGTCGAATTGATCTGCACGGGAATGGCAGTTTGATTCACGTCGATCAGTTGAATGTTTGTGTAGCCCGCTTGCGCCTGCTCATAAATGTTGGTTCGACCGCTGCGAATGACTAGATTTGCCAAAACCGCGTTCGTGTATTCAGTGCCGTCAATGGTCACTTTCCAAACGGGTGACCACTGCGTCATGCGATTTGTAGGCTGGTTGCGCCGCCTGTGCCGCGGTAGTAACTGTCATTTAAAGTTTCAACGATTGTTCGTGCAGTGCCTTCACGATCAAACGCGCCAGTGACGGTCAGGTTGATTGTTGTGCCCATTGAAGCATTTTCGGCTTGACGGAAACGACCAGGATTGAAATTGCTTGAAACAATGTTGTTTGATGACGCCGCTGCTTTAGCCGCTGACGCTGCAACGTTAGAAATGCTGGAAATGGTTGAACCACCCGTTGTCCCGCCAGTAACGCCACCTACGGTTGTCCCGCCCGCTGACGACGTTGAACCTGCCGCGGTAAATCCGCTAGGTAACGACGCAGTCGGGACAGAAATACCAGCCGTTGAAGTTGACCCCGTGGAAGCACCTATTTTTGAAACATAGCCAATGTCAGCACCAGGTTTGATGATGTTCATTCCACGAATAGCAATGTTGACCAAGTCAATTGCGGTGTTGATCAAACCCCTCAGCGCGGTCACAACCGTGCCCATAATGTTTAACGTTACGCTTGCAACTGTTCCAATTGAACTTAGAACTGTGCCAATTACTTTGCCAATGATCGGTGCAGCCGCCTGCAGAATGTCGAAGAATGCCTGAAATTCATTTTTGTTTTCAACAATGGTTGCTTTGAT